AGACAGACTTCTGTATGCCTTCTATCTGTCCTCTGCACTGAGAATACTCTTCAAAAGACTTAACCGATCCAGAGACAAGCTTATCTATCGCAGCTTGCTCTAAGTCGTTTAAACGTGACAATATCAAATCAACGAACTGTGGGTCAACAAAATTAGCCATCTCGTTTAGGGTTTACTATTGTTTCTGCTATCTTGCGACCGATTTCTGCGCCCTTGCTTTTCTCTAACATACGTTGTCTTTCTAATCTTTCATCTCGATCATTAGTTGACCCAACAATGTTAGCTCCAATCTCTGCGCCAGCAATCTTCTCAGCACTATCTATCTTCATCTTTGTTTGTTCTTTTTGCGCTTCGATCTTAAGTAGTTCAAGCATTTGACGCATTTCTGCCCTAGCTTGATCCTGCGCTATCTTAGCTGCCTGATTCTGAACTCTTTGCTGATCTACTTGAGCTTTGCTTGCTGCCTCTTGCTCTTCTAATGCAAGCTCACGCTGCTTCAGCTGCAATACAGGATCTTGTGCTTGCGCTGCCTGTTGTTGTTGCTGTACCTCGGCCTGATTCACATTGAGAAGCTGCTCTGCTGCTTGCGCTACAAGAGAAGAAAGCTTTGCTTCCACTTGTGGCGGGAGTTCTAAATCGGCTGCTGGAAGCTCTATACCAAGCTGCTTTTCTATCTCTATGCGATACTGGAATGCCAAGTGCTCTGCAATATGCGCAGACACAGCACCCATGATTGCCTGTTGATTTGGAGCTTGAGCCATGAGTTCCATGATCTTCGGATCTCGCATACCCGCCAAGTGAGTCTGTATATGCGCTTCGTGATCCTGATAAGAGAATGCTTTCGCTGGCTTGCCATTAATGAAATCCATATTTTCTGTGACCGGATCTTTCGGCGTAAACTGGTCTTCTTCTGGAACCAGAGTTTCTGGATCTCTTATGCCTAATACTTCCAGCATTTGTCTGTGCAGAGCTGGCAGGTCATAAAGTTGTGGAGCCTGTTGCGCTAACTGCAACGCTGCCTGATACTGCATGATCCTTTGGGACATAGTAGAAGCATTCGGATTGGCTACAGGTATTACATCTATCTGATCACTGAAGTCCTCCACTATGTCATCTCTATCGCCATATGGTTGATAGGGATATTCTGATGGGCCAAAGTCTTTAACTATCCTAGATATAAGACGAAGCTCATTCTTCATAGCTGCGTGTAGTCTAGCCTGTATAGCAGACATTACTTTCATGTTACGTTCTATTAACGCCAGTGTAGTTCCAACTGGTGCTTGAGAATTCATATCCGCTGCCTTTACATCTGCCATAGATGCGAAGCGACGAGCCTCTTCTACAAGATTGCCAAGTAACTGATACAGAGTGCCACTAGGTTCTTTGTATGGTAGGAACGATATGTTTTCTTTGATCGACCCACCGGGAACATCTACATCTCTAAACTCTCCCGGCATAATAGGTGTATCGTCTGCGATGATGCGCATACCCCTTGTCTTCAAACCGCCGGGAAGATTTGCCAGTGTTCCAGCATCGATCAGCTGTCTAAGGATTGAGGTTGATGACTTTACTAGACCGCCTATTAGGTGAACCAACCCCAATCCATAAAACCCTAAACCGGGAATATATTCGTAGTGTATAAAATGATCTCGTCTTCTCTTGAGCGGATCTTCTTCTAAAAAGTTTCTACGAATAGATAATACTTGCGCAGAACCTTTATCCACTGTTACGACATACGGAACTGCTATGCCTGTAGCTTGCCCATCCTGCATATCCTCAAACCCTTCTATATCGAGATCAACTTGTATCTCAAGAAGAGTATGAACAGTTTCGCTTTTCAGATAGGAACCCATCGAGCTATACGATAGGTTTTCTCCCACGATCTCAGCTTTCTTTTCTTTCACTGGATCGATGTAGGCTTCTGCGCCGTTTAGTTCTACATCACGATAGAATCCTGATACTTGCAGCTTTCTTATTTCATTAGCCGACTTGCGCATACGATGTGTCATACGGCTTAGTGTCTTAATATCTGTAGCCCCGTTGTAGACAACAACATCTTCTGCCGGGATGAACATCGAGCAGGGTCTACCCATATTCGGATCGTAATAAACTTTTTTGAAAGAACTACCAGCTAGAGGCAAAGAAAAAAGCATACGTTCTGTCTCTGCGCGAAACTCAGACATTTCCTCAGTCAGCAGATAGTTTAAATAGGTTTGTACTCTACCCGACTGTTCATAAAGCTCACTCGTAACTTCGCCAATGATCTTGGTTCTTGCTGGGCCTTGTGCCGGGAATAGTTCTGATATTGCCTGTGATTGGAATCTGATAACTGACTCTGCAAGCAATGGATGGTGAACCCCACAAGCTCCGGGCCACGGCTCTGTGCGATCTTCTATCTTCAGCCCTAATAGATCCAGACCCTCGATGTAGGTATCTTCCCAATCTTTTCTGGATGATAGGTCATCTTCATATGCACCAATCAGTTCTTGTGCTAATGAAGTGAGGTAGTCTTCTGCTAGGTATTCAGAAAGGTTTGAATCAAAGGGAGCGTCATCTACGGATGGATCAGGATCGAAGTCTATTATCATCCCGCCATCTTCTGTCTCTATCGAAACTGAATCGGGATTCTCAATATCTACAACAACTTCATTGTCTTGTACTCTGTTCGCGATATCAGCCATCACTACAGGTTCCATTCTTTTATCTACTGCCATAACTTAATCTCAAATTAGTCTTGTGCGCCCACCAAAACGGAATCCTTGTGGCATGGATATTGGTCTTCTCATCTTCTCTGTTTTTCTTTTTTGCATAGCTTCTAAATCTTCTATCCGCTGTCTTTCGTTTTGGACAGGTTGTTCACGTTGTCGCAAACTTTCCGAAAGCATTTGAATCTCTTTTTCTTTTTTAAACTGATCTGGAAAATATATATTTAGAATATCGTTTCTAAGAGAAGGCAGTATGTCTTTTGATAAATCTTTTCCGTCATCTAACTTTCTTATAGCTGACTCTACGAATGGATTAAATTTTACAAAAGATGGAACATTCTCCACATATAAATCACCGAAGAGTTCAGCCGGGTCATCACTATATGTTTCAAAAATTTTAGTTGCCTGTTGTTCTATAATGTTTCTTGCTGTTTCATTTTGCTTGCGTTCATTCGCTAGTCTTTGAAAAAAATCTTGTTCCTGTCTTGAAGGAGGAAGAGAGCGTTGTTTCCTTCGGCGCACAGATACGTCTGGTGAAAATGATCCTTCCATTAATGAGCGTAAAGATTTATCTTCCATTAAACGATCCTAATAATAGTTGGCTAATCTTCTAGGCGTTCTTTCTTCGTATTCATCATGCTCTAGTGCGATAAACCCACCCTGCCTAAAACGAAGCAGTGCCTGAGTAGATGAGTCAACCAAGTCATCGTGATCTCCCACAGGAAAAGAAGCGAACTCCTCGATCACTTCTTCTGCCCATCTCTTCGGAGGACACCAGACAATTCCTGATGCGAAAAAGTCTGCAACTGCATTGACCCTTGAAACTTTATCATTCCCCCTTGATGGAGTGTACTCTGTTACAGGTATACCCATTGATCTTAATTCATGTATGAGTGGAGCACCAGCTGCTTTTGCTTCCACAATAAATGCATCTGGCTCCCATTCCTGATACATTTCAAGCGCACGTTTCTTCAATGTGGGGAACTCCATTCGTTCTTTCAGCGCATCCAAAAGAATAATGTTGGGTGCTTGCATACCATTTGAATCATCTGCATAAAACACGCCCCATGTAGTACAGGCAGAATAGTCTGCCCTTTCATGTTTCATAAATGCAGTATCCCAAGACTGAATAATAAAACTGACATAGGGCGGTTCCCGTTCTTCCCATGTCTGCCACCAATCCCGTTTAATAATTGCTGACTCTTCTGAAGTGGGGCTTTGCTGATACTGTGCTTCCCACTTAGATACAGGTAGTTCTGCTTTTAGTTTCTCCAGTTCTGCGATGGGCCAATACTCAGGCCATAGGGAATTGCCAGAAGGTAGTATTGCGGGTAGT